GACAAAAAAAATAACAAACGTTTTGCAATGTTTGGTAAAAACAAAAATATAGGTGGGTTTGACAAAACGCCTTTGTTAATGCGTGGTGATGCCGTTAAAATAGAAAGTTATTATACGTATTGGGATGAGAATTTAAACGCTTATAACACGCCAAAAGCTACTGTTTTTGAGGGATTTATAAGCAATATTTACTCCGAAATGCCTATCAAATTTGATGTTGAGGATAATATGTATCTTTTAAAACAAGTAGGCATGAAAAACCAAAGTTTTAAAAGTAATGTTTCAATTGAAAGCATATTGCAAAACGCTTTAAACGATGTAAATAAAGTTTTCGGTACGGATTTTAAAGTAAATTTACTTACAAAAACTTTAATTAATTGGCAGAATGGGTTATTAACAGCCGAAAATGAAACGGTTGCGCAATTTTTAAATAAGCTAAAAAAAGAAGCTTTTTTAAAATGTTATTTCAGGGGTAATGAGTTACGTATCGGTTCGGTTATTTATATTGAATCGGAAGCGGTTACAAAAACATTTAGTTTTCAAGAAAATATTATTGATTCGGATTTGGAGTATAAGCGAAAAGACGATGTTGTTTTAACAGCGGTTGCATCAAATTATATTACCGAAAATAACGGAACAACTAAAGACGGTTCTATTAAAACAAAAAACAGACGTATCGAAGTAGTGGTAACTTTTAAAAACGATGTTGTTACTTCAAAAATAGTAGACAAAAATGAAAAAATACCCGACATTATCGAGGGCGAAAAACGTACATTTGTATATCCATTTGCAAAAAATGAACAGGAATTAATACAATTAGCGACCGATGATTTGCAAAAGTATTATTATACAGGGTTTAAAGGTTCGTTTACAACATTTGGAACGCCTTTTATTCAATTTGGTGATAATGTTGTTTTAGAGAATAATATTTTACCCGAACAAAATGGCACTTACAAAGTTAAAGCGGTTGATTATACAGGCGGTGTTAATGGAATGCGACAAAAAATAGAATTAGATTATAAAGTAAACGTATGACAATAGTAGATGCTTTAGATGTTTTAACCAATAACCGAAATAATGATTTAGTTAGGTTATTAACGTGCAATGTTGAAAGTGTTGATATTGCTAATCGTTCATGTGTTGTTACTACTATTTCAGGGGCTGTTAGTTTGAGTTTAGAAGTTAGTTTACAAGCGAGTGTGTCGGATGGGTTAATTATTGAGCCTAAAATTAATAGTACTGTTTTTGTTTTATTTTCTAAAAATACAAAACCGTTTATTATTCAATTTTCAGATATTGAAAACTACATTTTTAACGGTGTTGATTTTGGAGGCTTTGTAAAAGTGATTGAATTAACCGAAAAATTGAATAATTTAGAAAATAAACTCAATGATTTAATAACAGCTTGCTCAAATCAAATTGTAACTTTAGCACCAAGCGGAACGTTTCCTTTGGCTAGTTTTTTTACAACCGTAACACCGCTTACAGCAACACAACAAACCGAAATAGAAAACCAAAACATAAAACATGGCTAGGCAAGATATTAAAACACTAAACAACGATGTTGTTATTGAAAATGGGGATTTTAAAATATTTGAATCAGACCAACAGCATATTGAAGATACTATTAATGCTTATGCGGGGTGGTGGAAGGAAAACCCGACCGATGGTGTTGGTATTGGTTTGTATCAAAATTCAAGCGGAAGTGTACAACAACTTTCAAGAAAAATTAAAATAGAATTAGAAAAAGATAAGTACAAAGTTGATAATCCAATCATTGAGTTTGACAGCTCAAGCAATTTAAACATTTATCCAAATGCTACAATATAAATCGTTTTCGGAAAACTGTTCTATTTTCGATGTTGTCTTGCAGTTATACGGCAATTTAGACTTAACGCCTAAATTAATGGATGACAATGATATTCAGGATTTGACATTAAAAACAACAGCAGGACAGACTTTTGTTTTTGATACTGATTTTGTAGATAATGAATTTATTAGTAATGAAATTATACGTAATAGCCTTAATTTTTGTACGGGATTTTTACCTATTTTTGACAATAATATAAATTTATTTTTAGCGTCTAGTGATGTTTTAGCATCAACGGATTATTTATGTTCTCAAATATCTTTTTAATATGATTTTATACAATTTTGACATACAAAACGGCAAAGTTAGAATTTATGAGAGTTCTAACGATTCAGAAATAGAGCTGTCTAATCCGTTTATTGATAGACAAAACACGCTAATTTTAATTTATAGTGATTCTGTTTTAGTAAAGAAACTAAGTTTTATTGAGTTTGGGACTGTTGACGGTGTTGTACCTACTAATTTAGATAATGCAGGCGATTTGATTAACGCTTTAATTGATAGTGTTTCAGTACGTAGTGAACAACAAACGCAAACTGAAAAATTAACTGAAATTTCAAACTCACAAGTACAACCTTTTGGTTATAGCTCGGCAGGTAGTACACGTGTTACGCAAATGACTACTTTGCTAGATGGTAAAGTTTTAAATGCTGATGACGCTGATTTATTTGAAAATGTAGGCACAGGCACAGCAACATTTACGGGTAATAAAATAAATTTAGCGGTTACTAACGGTCAATATTTAATTAGGCAGTCAAAAAGGTTTATGCCTTATTTTTCAGGAAAACCACAAGTAATTGAAATTACGTGCGATAATTTTCACGGTGAAGTAGGTAAAACTAAACGTATCGGCTATTTTTCGAGTAATGCCGTTGCGCCTTATGATTCTAATTTTGACGGCTGTTTTATTGAAGATGTGGACGGTGTAAAAACGTTTTACATTTATAATAATGGAACTATAAAAATGAGTAAAGCATTTACAGATATGGATAATTACGATGCTATTTCAGGTGTTAATTATCAAAACTTTAATGTATTTGCTATCGACTTTCTTTGGCTGGGTGGTGCAGTTTTGAGATTCTTTGTTAAAACGCAAAACGGATTTATTTTAGCCCATACTTTCAACTATTCCACAACAGCGCAAGATACATTTATGTTATCGCCAAATCAGCCTATTCGCTACGAAATAAGAAGTACAAGTGGCACAGGTTCATTAAGATATGTTTGTTGTCAAGTCGCCACAGAGGGCAGTTTTAATGAAGCTGGTAAAACTTTAGGGATATTTAATTTAGCAGGAATCACTACTAATACGCTTGGTACTATTTTCGCTTTAAAAGGAGTAAAAAAACAAACGGTTTTTAGAGATATAGCTGTTCAAATCTTGAATGTTGAAATAAGTAACACCGCCAGTGCCGATGCTGGTATATTATTACTGATTAAAAACCCAACAATAAGCGCACCGTTAACCTACGTAAATAAGGGCGTTATTCAAGAGGGTACGGCATCATCAGGGCAAACAATAACGGCAAACACGGGAGTTATTTTATGTGCAGTTCCAGTTGGTGCAAGCGGTGGTACGGATGTAATGCGTGAAAATTTCCTTTCGTTCCTTAGTCAATCAATAACTAACACGATGGATGAGTATGTATTGGCTTACACGCCAATTACCAACAATCAAGTTGTTCACGGGGTAATTAATGTAAAATCTTTTTAAAAATGAGTATAACTTTTTCAAAATTGGCAAACGGGATTCTTTTCGATTTATCCGCTCGACCTAATGCGGGATTAACTATTAATAATAAACGAAATGTAAAAAAAGTATTTCGACCGTCTATTTTTCACACAATTACAAAAGTAGAGGTTTATGATGACGGTATGACGTATTCCACTATGGAGGATACTGATTTTAACTTTTCATTTGATGGTGTTGGCGCAACGAAACTAATTATCGGTGATGACGATATTGTCGATAATTACGAATTATTTGATAGATTTATAGCTTTATTATAACATTATGCCACAACAAATAATAAATAACGGGTCATTTGATAATGACCCGTCAGCAGAAAAAATAAGAACTGCTTTTGATAAAGTAAATGAAAATTTTGCAGAAGTTTATGCAATGGGCGGTGGAGGCGGTACTTCTAATTTATCATTAACAGCAACACCTACAAGTCATATAATTTCAAACACTAACGGAACTGGTTTTACTACTCCTTTAGCTGATGCGATAAATGCGGGATTAATGTTGCCATCGGAAAAAACAAAAGTAGCAGCAATAGACCAAGCGGTTAGTACAGTAGAAAAATCTACATGGAACGGCAAACAAGACTCTTTAGTTTCAGGTACTAACATTAAAACAATTAACGGAAATAGCGTTTTAGGTAGTGGTAATTTAGTTATTACAAATACTGCTTTCAGACACATATTTGCGTTTGATTCTTCATTTGCAGCTTCAACAAGTTGGTTTGCACCAAATAGAGAATCGGCAACACTTTATAGTATAAATTTTTTAGCAGGTGCAGTCTATAATGGAACTTCAATTTTAGAGCCTAGATGCGTTAAATTACAGATTCCTTACAATTGTAAACTTAAAAAAGCCCAGGTCGTATACAACACACTAGGCACGTCAGTTGATGTTAGGATCATTTATTTTGAATATGTATCAGCGATTGTGAATCAGATAACGATAGCTAGCACAACTTTAGCTACAAGCGTAATTAATAATAGGGTTACTTTTTCTACTCTAGATTTAACATCAACACTTAACGCTAATGGATACGTAACATTTGCAATATTTGATAACAATATAGCTACGGGAGTAATGAGAAATGTACAAATTATTTTAGATTTTGAATAATATGAAAATAAGAATAGATAAAAACGGTTTTTTGATAGGAATTTACACATATCAATATATTAAAGATGATTGGTTAATGACTGACATAGAATATAAAGGTTCTTTTTTTATGCCTAAATTAGAAAACAACATTTGGATAGAGGGAATCACTTTAGAAGAAAAACAAGAGCGTAAAAAAAACGAAATATCCGCTTTAAATACTGAAACAAAGGCGTTACTTGAGCCTACTGATTGGGCGTTGGTTCGTGAATTAGATGAGTCGGCTGGTTGGAAAGCCGTCCCACAATGGGTTAAAGACGAGCGTTTAAATATTCGTCAGGCACAATGGGAAAAAGAGCAAAAAATAATTGAAAAATATTCTTAAATTAGCAACATGAGAGAAACTATCGCATATTGGGTAACATTAATATTAGGCATTGCACTTTTAGCGATGCAGCTGTATAAATATGCGACAAATAGTTTGCCGCTTACTTTAGAAGAATTTATCGTTACATCCGTTGCTGTTATTCTTATTTTCTCTCCTAAATTGATAATAAATGTTTTTAAATCGAAGTATGGAAAATAAGATTTATATATCAGGTTTGGTTATTAGTTGGTTAACTAGCCAATTATTTGACGAGATAATAATTAAGGGCATCGCGTCAATTGTAACTTTGTTAATTGCTACAACGATTGCTTTTTTTTATAAAAGATGGTTAGAAGAAAAATTTAAAAAGTAAAATTATGGACTTAATAACATACGACCGAATTAAATTTTTACACCCTAAAATACGTAAAGAAGTACGTGAACTTTACGATAAAGCAAATAAAGAATTACCACAATTTGTAAGGCTAAGATTTGCTTACACGCTAAGAACTTTTGACGAACAGGACGCTTTATTTAGGCAAGGTAGAAGTGTTTTTTTCGATAAAAACGGCAAAAGATTAGGGAGAGTGACTAATGCAAAAGCAGGTCAAAGCATACATAATTACGGGCTTGCTTTTGATATTGTAATTTTAGAAGATAGGGATAAAAACGGAACTTTTGAAAGTGCAAATTATTTAACCAATAAAAATTGGATGGCGGTTATAAATTTTTTTAAAGCTGCGGGCTTTGCATGGGGTGGGGATTGGAAGTTTGTTGACCCACCACACTTAGAAAAAACTTTCGGTTTAACGTGGAGAGATTTAAAAGTGAAATTGGATTCAGGGGATTTTTTTGAGGAAGTTATCGACGGCAAAAAATACAAATACGTAAATATTTAAAAACAAGCCTATACAGCCTATCATGCGTAGTGTACTTTGTACCGTGTGATAGGTCCTAGGATAAATAATTAAAAACCATGAAAAACGACATTACAGAATGGTAACTTTTAAACAAATAACCCATGAAAAAGAAAATATTTAGTCACTTTGTTTACGTCCGTTTTTTAATCGGCGTGAATATTATAGGATTGCCACTTGAACACGTACATACTATTACTATTAATCAATTAACTACTTTTTAACCATGAAAGAACTAATTAAAAGATTTAACGACCCGACACCAATGTTTTGGAAGAAAGTACAAAAAATAGGCATTGCATTGGGTGCTATTGGAGGTGTTGTGTTAGCCACTCCCGCATTACCAGCAGGAATTATAGTTGTGGGTGGTTATTTAGCAACCGTTGGAGCCGTAACTGCCACGCTTTCGCAATTTACCAGTACTAAATAGCATTTTTATACTTATAGGAGTGTGGTGTCCGCGCTCGAACTAAACCGCTATTAACTTTAGCGGTTTTTTTTATGCTTAAAAATGTTAAAGTGAAAAATAATTTATTTTATTGTTGTTTATGTAAGATAAAAGCGTATCTTTACAGCATAATAATAAACAAATAGAAATTATGGCAACTCACAAATCACACTTAGCAATGTCAACTTTAAGATTAGACGCAAACGGAAACAGCGAAGTTAAAACTTTGAAGTTTGAAACAGGAACAAAAATGTCTTGTGGTACGGGTTCAGCAAACAGAAATAATCCTTATCAATTTAGTTTAGAAATTGAAAAATGGAATGTTTTTGCTAAAATTGAAGAAAAACATAGATGCAAAAAATGTAACGAAATTTATAAAAGAAAATTAGAAGAACATAAATTAGAAAAAAGTAGATTAGTTAAAAGCTAATCTACTTTAAAATTAAGAACAAATGACAAATAGAATAACCGAACCCGCTTTTTTGCCAAACACTTGTTATGTGAGGTTGTGGGTAATTAAAACAAAACGTGATGATTAAAGCTATTATAAAAGCAGAGACAGATTGTGATTTTAAATTAGGGTTTCCAAAATTTATTAAAGGATTAAGAAAAATAAAATACGATGAAAATTATTTTATTGAATTACACTTAAATGAAGAAACTGCAAAAAAAGATATTATAGAATTTTTACGTGAAGTTGAAATAGATTCTTCAAAAGATTGGCATAAAGAACAACTAAAATTAGGAATTGATGATTACGAGCATCAATTAAAAAAAGGGCTGTGTGGGTCTTTAGATTTTTTTGGTGGCAATTGGTTATTTCAAATTGAAATGTATCGTGTGACAGAGGAATATCTTTAAAAACGCAATCGTAAAAATCTTACATAACGTTATAAATAACCGCAGTTTGCCTATACGGTTAGTTGCTTCGGCAAATTGAGGTTATTGCTTGTTAGTAGATGGACGGCAATTATCAGTATTAATTATAAAAAATAAATAAAATATGGAATCAAAAGAATTTAGAATTGGGAATTTACTTGACTATAACGGAAAAATAGTAAAAGTAACAACGTTAGCTATTGATGCGAATTGTAATCAGATAATAATGGCTAGTAATGAGAGTTTTTTATGGAACGTTTCAAAATTAGACGGAATAAAACCAATACCATTAACATCAGAATTGTTATTAAAGTTTGGGTTTGAAAAAACAGGGTCTTTTTATAGACATAAAAAAAGTCATTTAGTACAGATTTTAGTACACAATGAAGGAATAGATGTGTGTGTTTTTTCATTTCATTTAAGCCACATTAAAACAGTTGACCAACTTCAAAATCTATACTTTACATTAACAGGGGAAGAATTAGTTTATAGTTCGTAGTCTATCTACTAACGGTTCGCAGCTAAACGAGGTGGCGTGTTCCACCACAAAACTTAATTAAAAGCACAAAATTATGAGTACAGAAAAAACTTCATTAGAAAACGAAAGCCAGCCATCTTGTTTAGCTGCTGTTATGCCTCGTTTTTTAGCTGAATTAGAGGCGAATTGGAAACCTAAAACGGAAACAAAAACTGGTTATGGTTATCACGGAAGTAGGAAAGGTGATGAAATTGAATACACTTTATACTTTGATAGTTACCGATGTGAATGGACTACAAAAGACATAGCCTTTCAAGGACTTGTTTTTCAAGAGATAGACAAGTTCTTAAAATGAGGCATAACGTTCCGCAGCTACACGATGCCAGTTTCGCTTGGATTAATGGAAAATTATCAGACATTAAACAATCAAGTTTATAGCGTTACCGAAAAAGGAATAGAAGCTGTAAAAACACTGCTGTTATCGACAATATAAGCGGTTATCCCTAACGTTATGTCGCTTTACGCTGACAAGGGTTAAATGTACTAAACTTTGATTTACGCTAAAAGTTTAATATACAAAACAAACTATAAATTATTAACTAAAGCCTTGTTTGCGTAAAACGGCTGTTATAACCAGTGTTTATGACTGCAAATGAATTTAATAAAATAGATAATACTTATTTTTTGATTGAAGAAGAAACAAAAAAAATATGTGAAGAAAATAATATTGATTTTTATAATTATTTAAGTGTTTTTAAAACTTTGCTTATTAATTATATTAAAAATAAATGCCATATAGAAGTTGTGAAAAAATGTGATTTTAATGATGAAATTTCAACAAGAGCAATTTTGAATAAAGCTAATTTTTCATCTAAAGAAAATGAAATTATTATAGCGACAGAAATATTTGAAATATCAAAACAAAAAATGTTTAGTTGGCTTGATAAAACAAAAACACCATACTTTTTTATTTTAAATCCTATTTTTAATTATGGTTCCGGAATAGATTACAACTCATTTTTTTCAAAAAGATACGGTTATAAAAAAGAAAAATTAACAGGAATACAAAATTTAAACATAGCTTCTGATTACGCAATTTATACGCTATTTTGGTAACATTGGTTATAACGTAAAAGCATTGGCGATGTTGGGGAT